AACGGGGAGACCATAGGGGTGCAGACCACCAGTAGGGGGAATGTCTCGGCTAGGGTCAAGAAAATCGAGGAAAACGAGTATTTCCCAGAGCTGGTTCGGTCAGGGTGGAAAGTCCATGTCCACGGGTGGGGAAAATTAAAGGCTGGTTGGACAATAAAATTGGTTGAACTTAACTGAATCCGTGGTATCCTAGCGTTGTCAGCGGTGTGGCAGCCGTTGGAAACAATAGGATTACAGGGATGCAAGCCCATATAAGTCTAGGGCGTGCGTGGTTTTGAAAGTGATTAGACCCCCTGTCGTCTTATTGTTTTCAACGCCGCTCATGCCAAGAGCCACGCTCTAGTCTTATGTGGGCTTTTTCTTTTGCTGACCGCACTCCGAGCGAGATTAAGCACCTGAATGGGTGGCGCGGAATAGAACACAGGATGTTGTCTCACCAGCAACCATCTTAGCAGCCTGTCAGCGAGGGACTGCACAACCTAGTGTCTGCAACGGGTGATGACTCGGATGCTAGGGGCAAATCGCTGCCTTATGGGGTATGTAGGGATTGGATTGCTTCTGTATCCTCTCCTGGCATCAGAGTGATAACGGCTATCACCCTAGGGGATGCTATGTTCAGAAATAGAGAGTACGGTAGTCAGCTAAAGGACTTCTCAAGGTTAAGGTGGGGAGCAATATCCCCGACAGATGTAGATGCCCTGCTAGAGTTCTCTAACCGCTTGTTTATCATTGTCGAGACTAAGTACAAAAACTCGCCCATCCCTCGTGGACAGCTTCTAGCCCTAGAACGGGTCTGCGATGCCATAAACGACCCACCGCATAAACATTGCCTGATTCTACTGACCTCGCATGAGTCGTCTGGGGATATAGACATGGGGTTGACCACGGTTACACAAGTCCGCGAGAATTGCAGTTGGCTATCAAAAATCCCAGAAATTACCCTGCGTGAGGCGGTAGATATTTATAGGGGTAAGTACCTAGGATAGAATGTTACATAACCGATTAAAATACGCCACGAGGAGGTGGTAAATATGGATGACTTTGATAAGTTTTGGGCTGCTTACCCTAAGAAAGTAGCCAAGGCAGACGCTAGGAAGGCGTGGGCGCAGACAAAAGATATACGGCCCGAATTAACAAATTTGTTAACTGCCATAACCGCTAACTGCAAGACCGAGAGTTGGATGAAGTCTGGCGGGGTTTTTATCCCCTACCCTGCAACCTGGCTTCGCGGTGAGCGTTGGGAAGATGAACTAGAAGTTTCCCTGCCAAACGTAGTTAACGAGAAGCCTTGGCACGAAACCGCTACCGGCATAGAACTCAAGGGCAAGGAATTAGGATTAGACCCTAGCCAGTTCGAGTCGTTCCCACACTTTAAGGTTGCGGTAATGAGAGCCGCGCTCAAGTCTGCGTGATTCTCTCCCCACACAACAGAGACGTAGCCAAGCAGATGGTGGATAACGCACCTGATGGCTATGTGCTAGAAGTCCGTCCTGCTAAACGCAGTTTAGATAGCAACAGGTACTACTGGGCGGTGTTGGGAGATATATCCGAGCAGATGGTTGTTGGTAAGGCTTACGAGCCAAGCATCTGGCACGAATACCTACGGGCTTTGTTTCTGCCTGAACGGATGATTGAGCTGCCAGACGGAAGCATAAAGATGCTAGAGCCTAGTACGAGCGAGTTAAACCAAGCCTTGTTCTCGGAGTATGTGGAGAAGGTGGTTAAGTGGGCTTTGGAACACGACGTTAAGTTCAGCGAGAATACGAGGGGTTTAAGTGAATGAGTTGGCTCTTTTCGCAGGTGCTGGTGGAGGAATACTTGGGGGACATCTACTCGGATGGAGAACCGTCTGTGCAGTCGAATGGGAGCCATACCCAGCAAGCGTACTGTGCGCCAGACAAAATGACGGCTTTCTCCCGCCTTTCCCGGTTTGGGATGACGTACAAACCTTTGACGGAAAGCCGTGGCGAGGAATTGTTGACGTTGTATCTGGCGGGTTTCCCTGCCAAGACATCTCCGCAGCTGGAAAAGGAGAAGGAATTGACGGAGAACGGTCAGGAATGTGGCGAGAAATGGCACGCATCATTCACGAAGTACGACCCAGATTCGTCTTCGTGGAAAACTCACCAATGCTCACTTCTAGGGGACTTGGACGAGTTCTCGGAGACTTGGCCTCGATGGGGTTTGATGCGAGGTGGGGAGTGTTGGGAGCAGCAGACGTTGGAGCAAACCATCAGAGGGACAGAATCTGGATTGCCGGATGGAGAGACGTTTTTCCACACTCCGAATTGCACCGGCTTGGATGGCGGGAGCAACAGTCGGAAGGCTTTGAAGAAAAGAAAAGAAATGTGGCCAACTCCACGAAGTTGCAGCGCAATGGCAGCAACAATAACTCCAGAGTCAGCATGGAACGAAAAAAGAAATCCGAATTTAGAGACAATTGTTGGTCGGAGAAAATGGCCAACACCACAAGCATCAGACCATCGGGACAGGGGCAATCTGAGCAACCCTGCAATACAACGCAGAATGGAAATAGGAAAGCAAGTAAACCTTTCAATGTGCGTAAGTCCAGTTTCTGGGCTGTTGAACCCGACGTGGGTAGAGTGGTTGATGGGGTGGCCGCTAGGGTGGACAGACTTAAAGCCATTGGAAACGGACAAGTTTCAGAAGTGGCTAGAACAGCATGGGAAATCTTAGGTGACAAAAGATGAAAAAAACCATCTCTCTAAAGTTGCAGCCCTCGGATGCATGGTCTGCCGAAGAATTGGGTACGCTGATAGCCCGTCTGAAATTCATCATCTGCGGGCCGGTCAAGGGTGGGGCAGGTCTTCGCACTACCTTGCAATACCACTATGCCCAGAACACCACAGAGGTAAAACTGGAGTTCACGGACTCGGAACCAAAGGCTTCCCCAAGCACTACGGATTTACCGAACAGGAATTATTAGAGGATGTATACCGTCTTTTGGGCAAAACTTTACCGGTAGGGAATAAATGAAAGCAATAGCAATAGCAACAACTAAGGGGGCTTGCCTACCCGTCCTAGCGGCCTCCATAACCTTCTACGTCCCCCAAGACGTGACCGTGTTCCTAGCGGGTAGCGAGATTATTCTCCCGCGCCACAGGACGATAAACCTGCCCAACGACGCAGACAACTTCGGGGACGCTTACAACGCCGTGGTCAAACGGGCGTTCGAGGAGTTCGACGAGGTTGTGGTCTGTAACGACGATATTGTGTTCAACCCTACCACCTGGAAGTTGCTTGGCGAGGACGTTGCGTTTTTGCGAGACAAAAGCATCCCCCTCGGATGGGCATCCGCTAGGTCTGATTATGCCCGAGGATTGCAGAACATTCGGCTTGGGCAGGGAAAAATGGAGTGGTTCAGGTACGAGACCGAGAACCTTATTAACATTACCGATGTTATAGCCCCAATTTGTAGTTACATTCACAAGGACGCGTGGGTGGACTTCCCGCCCTTGAATTGGTACTCGGACGACGTGCAATGCCTAGACATCCAGAAGAAGGGCTTTCAGCACGCCATCAGCAGGGCTTACGTCCACCACGTCGGTTCTCAAACCTGTGGATTTAATGCCAAAGAACTTATACAATCTGCCCAACCTTGGATTAAAGCCAACAGACCGGAGTTATACGACTTATGGTTTCGGAAGACAGATTAAAGAACTGGGCCTTTTATTGTGCTTGGGGTCATGTTGGCCCAGAACACCGTACCCAATGCGCGAGCGCAGAGGGGAACTACGAGTCCGAGGATGTCTTTGAGGGCGAAGAACCGAGAATAGAACCCGACATGATTGACGGGCAAGCAGTAGAGGATGCGGTAAGGGAATTACCTGATGTATCCCGCAGGGTTTTGAAGGCAAGATATATCCAGTACCCGTATAATTTGAGCCACAATGTAGCCCAGAGATTACGGATGAGTACAGACAGGCTTGAGGCAGAACTACACATAGCCAAGAGGAGGCTACATGACAGATTACAAAGAAATAGTCCAAGGTTCGGAAGACTGGTTACAGGCGAGGTTGGGGTTCTGCACCGCGAGCAGGGTTAGCGACGCTTTAGCGGGCAAGGACACGGAGACCCGCAAGAACTATCTCTGGCAACTTGTAGCAGAAAGACTTACCAAGACCCCACAGGCGGGTTTTGCGCCCAACGCGGCTATGATTCGCGGAACCGAGCAGGAACCAATCGCTAGAGCCGCATACGAGGCTCACACGGGCGTTTTCGTAGACCAAGTAGGCTTCGTACCCCACCCGACAATACAATGGCTTGGAGCCTCTCCTGACGGCTTGGTGGGGGAAGATGGTCTAGTAGAGATTAAGAACCCGAACACGGCTACGCACCTGCAATACAGGAAGGCGGGCAAGGTTCCAGCAAAGTATAAGAACCAGATGATGCTCCAACTAGCCTGTACGGGCAGGAAGTGGTGCGACTTTGTAAGTTTTGACTCCCGACTGCCCGTGAGCAAGATGCTCTTTATCGTGCGGTTTGAGCCGGAGCAAAAGGACATGGACGAGATGTTGGAAAAGGTACAGTTATTTCTAAAGGAAGTGGAGGCAGAGTGTGACGATTGACGACCTGGCGGTAGAGGCTGGATTGTTCTTGAAGGAGGGGGAGATATTGTTCAACTTCCACGAGGACTCTAGAACCCAGTTGCAGAGGTTTGCTGACATCGTGCGCGAGGAGGAGATGTTGCGGTGCGCGAGGATGGCAGAGGATTGGGGATTTAAGACCTTGGCACAGGAGATGCGGGGTTGAGTCAGCAGGTGATGATAGAAGCCCTGTATCAGGAGATTGTGGGGGCTGTGGAGAAGTTTGACGAGGCACTACCTCTAGCCTCGGTGGTGGGGGTTTTAGAGGTGATTAAGTACCAGTTACTAATGAACACGGAGGACGAAGAATGAAAGACGGACTTATATCTGCACACTTCTACGCGCAGGACGCGGCGTGGTTCTTACTATTTATGCTTGGCGTTATTATCTTCGCGGGGTGGACAGAGTGGCGGCGTGGTTAATAGCCGGAATCGGTGTTGTATACCTTGTGGTAGCGGTGCAGTTGCTACTAGAGGGTAAGGTGGGTCTGGGCGTAGCCTTCTTGGGTTACAGCCTTGG